ATATCGCAGAACAAAATGTGGCACCCCTGAACACACCAACCTCAAGATAAGTTGCGTTATCCAGACTACATATGTTATTAAGAAATGATCTCACTTTATTACTTGTAATCCCATGAATATCTAAAATGTCTTGTGTTAATTTAGATACCTCTAGTTTACCCCATTCAATTGAATCCTCAATATGTTTAACTAAGTCCATATGATTTCTTTTTGTGGTCAGCAACTACATCACAATAGTTACAATCCCAACATTGAAATTTACATTTCTTTATTTTATTTCTCCAACCTTTTAATTCTTCATGTGGAATACCATCAAGATAAAGATTCGATGTTTCAGATAAAATTTCATTACCTGCAACATATGAATCCACAATCTCTATTGTTTCATTTAAACGATTAAAGCTATCTCTACCATGCATTTTAAAGACATCAATATATTCTAATAACTCATCAAACTCTTCTTTAAATGGTGGTATTGTTGCGGCTTTAAAAAAGAATGCATTGATCTCTTTTTCCCATTTGTATTCACATGTTACTTTAGATATCTCATGATGAAAATATGGTAACTCATTAGGTTGTCTAAGGTTATTATATGAATAGTGTTCATCCATTACTGGGCATCTACCTAGACAACCTTCATTAACTAAAAGTGATAGTTTAACATATCTACCCTTCTCTTCGTAATATTTTAATTGAGCTCGCTTAATGTTTTTAAGCTCCTCAATATCTCTCATTAAAATTCTATCAAGATTAATATAATCAAATCCTTGATCAGCATTATACCAAAAGTCTTGTCCGGTTGCTACTTTTCTTAATATGGTATTTTTAATTTCCATTTCTGGAAAATGTTTCTTTAATCCCATTGCAACCCAATGACCATGAGGAATGGTTATACACCTTAATCCCTTTTCATATAATGGTTTTAAATTATCAACAAACAATTTATAGTTCTCATATTTTGGAGAAACATTAATATTATTGAACGTTGCACTAATTCTAATACCTAAAGCCTTTTGTATAATCATTGCGTTTTCAAACACAATGTCTCTATCCTCTTCTCTAAAGATAGCACCCATCGCATCTTGTGTGAAAGGTGGTATTCTACAGGTAAAATAAATGTCATAGATTGATTCCTTGTTCCTTTCCAGGAATGGGTAGAACTCTTTCAAGAATACTTCTTCCGATAGCATCGGATTAAACGGTATTGAAAATATTTTATTTGTCATTTGGTTCCCTCTAAACAACCACCACAAATTCCATTACATTCTGTCTTGTAAAAAACACAATCTAAACATCCTTGTGGTATTGAATAATTTTTATGGTTTTCTATATAAAGTTTATCGAACTCTTCTCTAAGACCTAATATACCATTTTCTCCCGATATTTCCAAAACATTACTGATCTTTACTTTATCTTCTAATGGATAACAATGAATAGAACTACCATCTGGAAATATATCCAATGGCATAAACCCACATATTGTTTCATACTCAGGTATTTTAAACGTAGCAAAGTTTAATGAGTTTTCCATCACAGCCCCTTTTGTTTTACCCTCCCAAAGACATGGTGGGACTTGACAGTCTGAAGTTATTTTAATCTCATTATAACGCCCAAATTTAAGTATTTTGGTCATCTCAACGCCCATCTCTTTATTGTTGATCAGATAGGTACCAGTAAGGTCTAAACCTAGTCTTATGGCGTTTATATTACCATCTAACTCGTGGTATAACCATTTGATATATTCATAAAAATTTCTATCTTTCCAATCACTTGACATTGTTAGTGCCAAATATAATCTTGGGTGGTTATCGAATCCCCATGTGTTAGCATAAGCCTTATAGATTTCTAAATAGTTCTTTTTAAAAACAACCATTCGGTTTTTCTCATTGAGTTCCGCGGCGTTAGGAAAGGCCCATCTAATGTTTTTAATATTATCTATAATATAATCTCTAGTTGTTTTTCCAAAAAGAAAATTACTAACTAGATTTACCTTATAACCTCTAGAGAAAATGTGATCCATTATCCCAATAAAATTAGAATGTTGTGTTGGTTCACCTCCGAGTATTGTGATTTCTTCGTTGGAGTTGTTTAGATGAAAATGGTCGATAACTTTATCGACCATGTTTATATCCATTTCTCCGAGTGTGTGTTTTAGTCTTGCGTCTTCTTTTGTGAAACAAAATGAGCATCCTTTGGCACACGTCCCGTTAATAGCTAAATTCATTAAAAATCCATTTTCAATGTGAGAGGTGTTGTTGGAATATTTTCATCTTCCCTTTGTTGTTTGCTCAATGCAACACCAAATTTTTCGTGCTTAAGTCTGTGGCAATCTGCGATGTTTACACACGCCTTAATTCTTTCTTCTAATAGTTGTTGTTCTAATAATAGATTTGCTAATTTAACATTATATGCTGTAACATTGTTAATTATCTTTTGTACAAATAATGTTTTATCTATATTTCTACCCGCACATAATATATCAATAATTGGAGTTTGATAATCTTGGTCAGCCATCCAACCAAACGCTTCTCTTTTTTGTTCTTCCCAAGTATCTTTTTCTAAGATGGAAGCATCAACCATCAGCTCTTTATATCTTTCAGAAAACCTGTCAGCAACAACTTTTTTCATTACCGCTTTATTAAATAATACACCAGCTAGTTTATCATCATCACTAAGAAAATGTTTTACCTTTTCTGCTTCTGTTTCGCTAGATTCCGCTAACTGAGGAATCTCATCCATGATATTTGAATTTGTTCTAACACTAATATAATCTTTATATATGTCAGCAAAAACAAATCCTTTAGCAATCTCTTCTGGAATAACTATTGCATCGAGTTTATTTAACTCAACTCTCATGTCGTTATATTCATCGGCGATTCTTCCGTAGTTATAGTTTAGATACATACCTATCACTTGAATGTATCCAGGAACATTACCTTGTAGTTTAAAAAGAATATGTGTCATTATAATAATTTTTCTGTTTCTGTTTTATTTGGTTCACTTAATCTTAACTGATTTTTTAATGACTCTTCAATTGTAAAATTGTTTGTTGTTGCTTCTGTCATTAATTGGTTTATATTTTTATCGGTTGAGATAGTGTATGCTGACGCTAATGCTAACACTTGTTTTTGTTGTTCTGGGTCCATCATAAGAATTGAATCTAAGTTACCGGTACCAATTCTACCATATGAAATCATATCTAACATAGCTTGCTTTGCCATACGAACGGTCCAGTATTCGTGTTCATATTTTTCTTCTAATTCTGGATTTCCAAATACATCGATTAATTTCGTTCCGTTAGGTAAAATCGCCTGATCAGATTCCAAGAATTCTTTTATCAAATCAATAAACCCTTGTCTTTCTCTATATGCGTCTTTAAGATTTCTATTAAACTTTCTTAAATCAATCATTTTATCAGCAATGGTTATATTAACCATTTCTTTTCTTTTGGGGTCGGTTATAAATTCTTTACTTTCTTCATCCATTTGGATTTCAAGTTCCATCTTTCTAACAGTATATTCCAAATGTTCTACCGCATCTTCTCTACCTCTTAGCTCTAATAACCACTGTTTTAACCTCGCGTAAGGTGTGATTTGCGCTCCACCCACAAAGTTATATGCTTTATATTTTGGTAATGCAAAAGACATGCTTTCAGAAATTTGCATTAGTTTTTCATCAAATGGGTTATTGATAAAATTAGATCTATCATATTTGTAACCTTGTTCCATAATTAATTTGTTTTCATCTAATATACTTAAAAATATTCATAAAGTCAAATGTTATCTCCAACCACAATGTCCAGATGATGTCCCAGCGTTAACCCGTGGTGCTAATCCCGTAATGGCATTTGAACCTGTGTCGGTTGCGTAAACCATTATCCAAGACGTATTGTTTTGTCCTGTTCCATCATAATTTCCTAACATATATTGCCAGTCTTGTCCTAATGCGAAGTTTTCTTCACCACAGTTGGCATGTGGCTTTGCAACATTACCAAGATTCGTATCCGTAGAATTACTCCATCTTCTTAAGTTGTAACCACCATTATATGACCCCTCGTTACCACAATAACCTTTCCCAACTTTAGATGGTATACCTTTTTGTTGTGCGTGTGCTCCCCATTGTGTTGATGAGCTTGGTGTTTCATTTGAAAAATTAAATTTTATACCCGCAGATGTTGTCCACGCATATCCAAAACTTTCATCATAAAATGCGCCGGCACCATCGTTACCGCTTATTGACGTTACACCAAATCCACTTACATAACTTTCGTTAGATAGGTTAAATTTTTCAATTGTTGTTGATCCACCCGAAATTAAATAGGCAAACTCTGTTTCTTTTTGCATAGTTGCAACGTCACTTCTAGCAATACCTGTGTTAAATTTAGCTTGATGAGCATAGTTTGTATCGTTAAACAAATTAATTGCTGATGTCCGAGTCCCATGAATACTATCTGGACCTTTCCATGCCCCATCATCATTTACTGACCAAATAAACAATATTGTTTTATTACATGCACCAGATGTATATGATGCGGGATAATCTAACAATTCACCGACGTGTGTTGTTTGATTCGTTGAGTTTGTTGTTTTATGTACGTTTCTCCAAGGTGATGAATCTTTATAACCACCAGCCAAATATGTGTATGATAAAACTTGTCTATATTTAAATGCTATTGGAATGGTTTCTTGTGCCGCAATTCTCTCCCATCCGTTATCAATATTTGATACGCCGGTATATAACATTAAAAAGCTACCACTAGTGGATTCTTCCAAATATAAAGAACCAGATAATGGTGAACCAGGTCTGCTTGCTCTAACACCTCTAGGTGGTCTATTAACCACCCTATCTGATGTTAAACTACCACTAACTTCTAAATTCTCGTATATCATAATTTAATTATTTTTTACCCTCTCCATCCACAATGCCCAGATGATGTTCCAGCATTGACTGCGGGGTTTAACCCACTTACACTGGTTGTTCCTGTATCTGTTGCATAGAAGAATTTCCAACTTGTATTATTTTGTAGCCCATCATAATTACCTAACATATACTGATGATCTTGACCCATGGTAAAATTTTCTTCACCGCAATTAGGATGAGGCTTTGATACGTTTCCAATGTTGGTATCATTAGCATTACTCCATCTTCTTAAGTTGTAACCACCATTATATGAACCTTCGTTTCCAGCATAACCTTTTCCAACTTTTGAACTAATTCCTTTTTGTTGTGAATGTGCGCCCCACATTCCACTTGATGTAATTGTTTCCGTTGCAAAACTCATTTTAATACCTGCAGATGACGTCCAACCATATCCAAAGTTTTCATCAGAAAATGCTGAACCACCATCACTACCATCGATCGTTGTTAAATGAAAACCAGTTGCTATTGTTTCTGTACTTAAATCAAATCTTTCAACGACAGTACTACCGCCGGTAAACATATAAGCCATTTCTGTTTCTTTATGCATGGTTCCCAAGTCACTTCTAGCATTGGTAATATTGAATTTTTGATTATGTGTATAGTTTGTGTCATTCGCCATGTTAATTGCTGAGGTTCTAACACTATCTACAGTACTCGGTCCTTTAAATGCGTTATCTGTAGCAACCGACCAAACGAAAAAGATATATCTACTACAAGCCCCTGATGTATATGATGCTGGATGATCTAACAATTCTCCAATGTGTGTTGTTTGATCTGTAGAGTTAATTGTTTTGTGAACATTTTTCCAAGGGGATGAATCTTTATAACCACCCGCAAGATAAGAAACACTAATTATCTGTCTAAATTTAAAACCAACATTGGCATTTACTTGAGAAGATACCCTAACCCATCCACTATCACTATTACTTAAACCAACATAAACCATTAAAAAACTACCACTAGTTGCTTGTTCTAAATATAAAGAACCAGTTTGCGGACTGCCAGGTCTATTTGCCCGTGTTCCAATTGGTGATTTTATCACGCCTTGTGCTTTTAGGGACCCACTAATTTCAATATTTTCGTGTAGCATATCTTATAAATATAAATTTTATGTTCTCCAACCGCAATGGCCTGATGATGTTCCATCATTTACTCCTGGCGCCAAACCACTAGGGTTTACTGTACCAGTATCCGTAGTGTAACCAAATTTCCAACTAGTATTTACCTGTGCACCGTCATAACAACCTAACATATATTGATGATCTTGTCCCATTGTAAAGTTTTCTTCTCCGCAGTTAGGGTGTGGCTTTGCTACATTGCCAATATTTGTTTCTGTGAAAACATTCCATCTTCTTAAATTATAACCTCCGTTATATGTTCCTTCATTTCCCGCATAACCTTTACCCACCTTTGAACTAATACCTTTTTGTTGACCGCTCGCACCCCACTGCTGATTATTTGTGAATGTATCATTTGCGAAGAATAGTTTTGTACCACTTTGTTGTGTCCATCCATAACCATAATTCTCATCTGAAAATCCTGATGCACCAGAAGGGCCACTACCCGTGATTGATGATGTTGTTGTAATGTATGGGACACCTGCTTGATAGTAAACACTATACATTGTCTCGTTTGTTAAATTGAACTTCTCGACCGCAGCAACTCCAGCACCAAATATCCAAGCAAATTCCGTTTCTTGGTGTAAAGTACCACAATCATCTCTCGCGTTTGCTAAATCCCATTTGGTTTGATGAGCGTATGATGTTTCGTTTACCATATTAACACCACTTGTCCATGTTGAATGAATGGTGCTATCTCCTTTAAATGTACCATCGGTATTTGTTGACCATAGAAATAAAATACTTTTACTGCAAGCACCAGATGTATATGATGCTGGGTAATCTAATAATTCACCTAAGTGAACCGTTTGGTCTGTTGAATTTGTTGTTCTATGAACATTCTTCCATGGTGATGCGGATTTATAACCACCAGCTAAGTATGAGTAATTAATAACCTGTCTATATTTAAATCCTGTTCTATCTGTATTTTGTGAACCAACTGGTTCCCAACCACCATCATAATTTGAAGATGCAGTATATGTAACTACAAAGCTACCACTAGTAGATTCTTCCAAATATAATGACCCAATATCAGGACTAGATGGCCTATTTGCTCGTGGCCCTCTTGGTATAATATATTGTCCACTAACATTTAAGGACCCACTAACTTCTACATTTTCTCTTAACATATTATATAATATACGGATTTTATCTTACAACTACAACCCTACCTGATCTAGAAGATGAAAAAGTTATTGTAACCACCGATGTGCTTGTTGTAACAATTGATGATGGCCAGAACATATTATCTGAACTGTCATAAACAAATACTGCCACATCTTTTGTTCCTAAACTATGTGTTACCGTTACTGATGATACACTACTAAATGTTGTTGAGTATGATGAGTTTGAATATGATTTAGCGGTACTTCCACCGATAGTTAATGCGGTGTGGAAATTTGGTATACCACCTCCACTAATTGAAAATATATACCCGGTATTTGTTCCATCATTTTTATAAATGTAAAATGGCGTTGCATCT